TCACTCGTGCCAGTGCTCGGCCACCCAGGTGGCAGGCCGGATATAGCGAAAGCGCCGATTGCGCCGGCCGGCCAACGCGTCAGGCGGGTTGCATTCGCCGTGGAAGATCACCACGCGCGCACCATCCGGCACGAAGGGCGGCTTCCAGTAGTTCGTCGGCCATGCGGGAATGCAGTGGTACTTGAAGCTGGGGCACCAGGCCTGCGGCCAGTACTTGAGCTTGCCTTGCTTGTGCAGCATGTCGGACAGATAGGCCTGCTCATTGCGAAAGTTGCGGCGTATCTCTTCGAAATGCGTGCGGAAGTAGTCCAGCACCTCGGGGTGGGCACCCAGCTCGAAGCGGTACACCGAGGAATTGCCCGTGATGCGCCACGGACGCTTGTAGTCGTGGATGATCAGGAACTCGCCGGGCTCGGTGAAAAAATCGTCCAGCGGCCCGGTGATGACCACGTCCACGTCAAGAAACAGCGCCGTGCCGCGCAGGCCGTGCAGGTCGGCACTGAAGGTGGCCAGCTTGTTCCAGCCGCGCTCCGGAATGCCCGCGGGCAGGTTCAGCGGAGGAATCGGCAGGCATTCGACCTCGTCGCGAATCCCCACGCCGTCATCGGTCAGGCAGACAAGGCGAAAATCGCCCTTCAGATGCCGACGCACCATGGCGTAGAGCCTGTTGACATACTCCGGACCGTACTTCTTGCCCCACTTCATGCAGATCACGAAGCGCTGCTGCGCAGAGTGGGAGGCGGAGGGCGGTTGCGCGGCCTGGGCCACGCTGGCGGCATGGGATGCTACGGTCATGGATGCGGCGGACTCAGTCTGCCTGACGCTTCTTGACCGACTTCTGCTTGGGCTTGGCGCGCTTGACCTGGCCACCTGCCGTCAGGCGCTGGTTGCCCAGCACGCGGATCTGCTTGACCTCGGGCTTCTGGCCGGAGCGCTTGCTGAACTTGAGCAGCTTGACATCGCGAGGGCCGGGCATGCGGTTCTCGTCGATGGCTTTTTCCTTTTCCGGCATGGGGCGCCAGAGCACCAGCAGCTTGCCGATGTGCTGAATGGGTGCAGCGCCAAGCTCGTCGCACAGCTGCAGATACATCTGCTCGCGTGCGGCGCGGTCGTCGTTGAAGACACGGACCTTGATCAGGCCATGTGCGTTAAGGCCGGCGTTGACCTCCTTTTGCACGGCAGCCGTCAGGCCGTCACCCCCGATGAGGACCACGGGGTCCAGGTGGTGTGCGTTGGCGCGGTGTTCCCGGCGCTCGGCGGGAGTCAATTGAATTTGGGGCATGGCCGTATTATCGAGGCTGAAAGAATCCAGCATGAAAGTCCATACTAAAAGTATGAAAGTCAATAGTAGAAGCCGTCACAGGCGACGGCTACTCACCATCAAGAAACTTGCGCAGCACCGGGTAACGCCCGGTGTTTTTTTTGCCTGCAGCCTCATCGGCGATCCGGCGCACGACGATCAGCGACACATCAAAATGCCTTGCCGTGGCAGCCTTCGTCCACCCCTCAGCCAACATGCGTAAAACTTCCGCCTCCTGCTCATCGTCGAGCTTTTTGGGCCTGCCAAAGACGCGCCCGCGCTTGATAGCTGCGACCTGACCGGCAACCGTGCGCTCACGAATGATGCCTCGTTCGAGCTGGGCCACCGCGCCAAGAATCTGGACCATGAAGACGCCCAGCGGCCCCGTAGTGTCCAGAGGTTCTGTAAGGGAGCGAACTGCCGCCTGCGACGCCTTGATACGGTCCAAGATCATCAGCAGATCAAGCAGCGAACGGGCGATGCGATCCATCTTGTAGACAACAAGAGTATCTCCAGGCTGCAGCGATGCAAGGCAGCGCTGCAACTCAGGGCGCGCACTCACTGAGCTGGTTTTCTCTTGATAAATCTTCGTGACGCCTGCGCGATGCAGGGCATCAAGCTGGAGGTGCGTTTCTTGATCCCGCGTCGAGACGCGCGCATAACCAATCAGCATCTGGCTTCCTGTACTGTATAAAAACACATACTCTATTAAGCGCCCGCGATCCTGCAAACAGGTGTGCCATGTGCACGCCGTCTCAACATCCAAAGCATGAGGGCCTGCGGCCCTTGAGGTGCTCGCCGCACGGCATCCGCTGCCCGTCACACACCGCGCCCAGCACCATTCCCCAGATTTCTTCGCCTCTCCGGCCCACGTTACGCCTGGAGCGCGCTGCGCGCTTCGGATTTCTCCGGGGGCATTCATAAAGCTTCGCTTTACAAACCTTCCCCCTCCGAAATCCGATCCAGGCTGCACTAAAGGGCACGGCGAAGAACTCAGGGGAACGGTGCAAGCAAAGGGCAGTTGAACGGGCAGCAGACAGATAACGACCCGGCTCCGAATCTAGGGGCCCGGTACATCGAAAGGGGAACGTCATGGCGATCGCAGCAAACTTCCGGAAGTACGCTCAGGCACTGGCACTGCAGCTTGTGCTGCCCTTCGGCGCCCCTCGATGGAACGGGGCGCGGCCTTCAACGAATCTGGGGCGCGCGGCGCGGGCATTCGTGACAGCCAGCATGAAGGCGCGGGGCCCAGTCGAATACCCGGTCGCACGCCCTGTGCCGCAGTGGTGGAAGGATGCCCAGAGCCGTGCGCGCGATTTCGGCCTGGCAGTCCGCGCCGCCTGCCGTCGCATCGACTTCGAACATACCCCTCATCTATCCATCAGCGTTGAGCGAACTTGCGAATTCCGGCGAGCGAGTGCAGCGCTGTAGCCCTCATGCTGCGGCTCCTGCTGGGCCACGATCTGCGGCGCGGCTTGGTGCTGCACAAATCCTGGCGTGGGCCGGTCACTACGGGCGCCGGTGGAGGTGTCGATAACGACTGGCTTATCACCTCTGCCGCTGGCAGTGTACGGAGCATCGCATGTCACTGGCCGCACCACGCTTTGATAGGTGACAGTCGCCATGCAATGGGCCAGTCGGTGGACCTTGTAACCAGCCTCCACCAAGTCTTCGGACGTGACATCAAACACACGGCGGCCCTCGCTGCTGACCACGAATGTGATCTGGTCGCGGCCCGCTTTGCTGAGGTCGCCAGTCATATGCAGGAGCTTGCCAAACAGCGGGTCTTTGACCTCGGGTGCCGCAGGGGCTGGCGGGGCGCCTGCAGGCGGCTGTAGGGCCTGGGCGGTGCCTTGCTGGGACTGTGGCGCGGCAGCGGCATGCTGGACATGCACAGGCTGGGGTGGAGTGGATTTTTTGGCTGCAGGCGCGGTCTTGTGACCCCATACGCTGGTGTCATCCTGGGGCCAAAACGCATAGGCCATGTACGCGACGGCCAGGACCCAAAAACACCAGGTGAAGCGACGGAATTTGACGATGAAAGGCGACACGTCCTGGGCTTTGGACTCCGCACTGCCGCTGGACTGCGTGTTGCTCTTGTAGAGCCCGAAGTACTTGGAATCGTACTTGCGACGGTCCGTCTGGATGACTGCACCACGATAGCCCGCGTGAACCTTGCGGATGTACTCATTTGCGTTGCCCAGGATGTCGGCCTTGCGGCACTTGATCATCGTGGCCACGAGCTGGGCAATCGGCTGGTTGATGTCTCGGAAGGATTGAGTCATCAGCAGCACTTCGGCGTTGTAGTGCCTATGCAGCTTGAACCACTGCACAACAGCGTCAGGCGTGCCGATCTTTGGGAGCGCAACGTGGCATTCGTCGATGACGTATAGCGGACCTTGATCCTTGTCGCCCCGCCATGTGCTGTAGTAGTCCCAAACAGACCCGAAGGTGAAGATGTTTTCGGGCTGGGGTTCGGGCTCGCGGTCAGTCCACAGCCGGAATGCCTCATGCTCGGCGATGTTGGCGGCGTTCCAGTCGCCAATCCGCGGCGCCGGCCTGGTGCGAATCTCAATCAGATCGCGCCAGGCCGGATTGATGGCCGAAAAGGCATCAACGTTGAGCGGCAGGTTCGTGATGACCTTGCGACCAGCCCTGAGCGCGGGCAGGACGTGATACGCCACGGCCTCATAGCTCTTGCCAGAGCCAGGGATACCTTCGAGTCCATTGACGCTCATGAGCCAAGCCTCGTGAACGGGATGAGCTGCAGCGCGAGCCGGATGCCGATGGCCGTGGTGATGATCGCCACAGCAGATCCCACGCCACACAGGGCCATGACATTGAGGATTTCTTCGGGTAGGCCTCCAGCTGGCGCGAAGCCCTGCAGGCCACTGAGGTCCAGAGCCTTGAGGGCGGACACAACCAGGTCGAGCAATTTTTCGATGACCCAGCACACAAGATCCGTAGCCATGTCCCACATGGCCTTGAAGATGTTGACGACCAGGTCAGACACGAACTTGACGAGTGTGGTGATCGTGTCCCTGATCCAGTCCACGAAATCGGTCCATGTGGACTTGAGCCAGCCCACAAAATCAGCAATGGTTGTCTTGAGCCAGTTGAGCATGTCAGCCCCCAAAAACGAGCCGACGCGCAAGCAGCAGCGCGGACAAAATGGTGATGGCCTTGAGCACGCCCCAGAGCCAGCTGGGTGGCGATATGTCGCGCTGACCGAAGTTACCGATACCGCCCATGTCGAGGTCAATGATCCACGTGGGAGGGGTGCCGCCGTCCGCTACCTTGGGCATCAGATCACCAACAAGATTTGCAATCGGCGCGCTCTTAATTTCTGCAGTCTTGGCGCTCCAGACACCTGCTATGCCGTCGGGGTATTTGGTCGTGTAGAGCTTTGGCTGTTCAGGGGCGCCGAACTTGCCAAAGGCAGGCTTGCCGGGCAGCGTTGGACCATCGTTGTCTTCACAGTCAGTGCCTTCGCAAGACCCACTGCCCGACCCGCTGCCCGAGCCTCCGCCAGTGCCCGTGCCCGGTTTTTTTGTTGGGTCGAGTGCGCCACACACAGAGCTACCGGAATTTTTGGCGCAGTAGTCATCTTTGGTGGTCGTAGTGCTGGTCGTGGTTGTCCCAGTCGTGTTGCCGCTGCTGTCCTTGCCAGTAGTGGTCGTGGTCGTAGTGCAGCTATTGCCTGTGCAGGTGGTTTTCGTGTCGGTCTTCGTGGTGGAGCCGTCTGGGTTTTGCTTGGTCTCGCTCTTGTTGTCGCCCTCCGCACCGGACCAGGGCAAGCACACATCTTTGCCATTGACGGTGCCCGCCTGGCCATTGCATTTGCCCGGGTCTTTGCTGTCGGGGGGGGTCACCTCTTTCTCGTCTTCTTTGCCCTCGTTGAGCTTGTTGATGACGTTCGGATCGCAGGTTGATCCCGCGTAGCTGCCCGTGCCAGTCGTGTACCACTTTCCGGCATCGTCTTGCACAGAAACAGTCGTGCCAGTGCTGACCATGCAGCCCTTTGAGCACCCAGGAAACGCAGGTTCACTCCAACCACCAGAGTTAGCATTTTCTGCGGCGTGGCAAACGAATTCAGCTCCCATGCCGGGAGAACGAAAAATAGCGTTCCAACCTTGTTTTTTTCGGTCGCTGCAGAATTCCTCAAGCCCAGCACAGGCATTGTCTTTGTCAGGGTGGCAGCCGCCCAACTCCTGCTTATATCCCTGCTTACACTGGCACTGCCCATCGACTTTTTCAGCGCCCACTACACATTGCCCTCCGCCATCATCAGGCACACATTGATTTCCTAACTCAGCAAAACCAGCCTTGCAAACACACTCATCACCGCTCTGGGTCGAGTTAGCCGGACATGCAGCTTTCTGTGTGCGATAACTACCACTCACCCAATTGGGGTTGCTATTGGTAGCAAGATCACAGGTCGGATCAACACTCGTTATGCGTATCCCATAGCGCGTGATGTCATCAGACGGCCGGTCATTAAGATCATAGTTGCACGCAGCTTGCTTTGTAGGAAACCAACGCAGACCGTCGAGCGAGTATTCAACCGGGCGAGTTATTGCCGCATGAGCAGTTGCATACGACAAAAACATTATCAAAACGGAAGCGATTCGCAGCAAGACAATCATGGCATCAAATCCGCGCGAGCATAAAAAAGCAAATCGCCCCGATCGCGCCGATCAGCGCAAAAGCAGCGTGAACAGCGACGACCAGGGCGACGACCAACATGACTAACGCCTGTTAGATTTTGGCGATGATGCGCTTGACCACCGAGGGGCCCTTCATGACCAGGGCGATGCCGACGATGACCAGACACAGAGCCGTAGCCTTCGCGGCAATGCCGGAGATGTCCACGGCATCGAACAGGTCGTCGATGCCAGCAGCGTGCGAAGCGGACACGGCCAGGGCCATGCCAGTGGCAGCAGCGGCCTTGGAGCCGTACTTGCGAGCGAGGTTGCGAGCGTTTGCGAACATGGTTTTTTTCCTTGAAAAAAAGTTGGGTGAAAAGGTGCGAACTTGCACCGCAGAGCCGCAGGGCTCTGGGCTGCAAACTCAGATCCTGCGAACCATGCGCAAGGCAACGCCCAAGCCGAAGCCAAGCATTGCGAGCGCGAAGACAAGACCGAAGCCGATGCCCACGGCTACAGACACACTGACGGGAGTGATGCCCAGCGCGGCGAGGTCCTGCAAAGTGACCTCGGTTACCGCGACCTGGTGCACGGCCTGGCAGGGCACTTCCGCAGGCTGCAGGCATACGAAGTAGCCAGACATCAGCCGCCCACAAAGTCTTCGTAATCGCTTTGCGAGTCCGTATCGATGGAGCCGCACTCCGTGCAGGAAACCTCGTCGGAGCCTTCCTCTTGTTCGGTTTCAAAAAAAGATCCGCAGCCGTAGCAGACATAAACACTCATGACAGGGCCTCAAAATTGGTTAGGTAGTCGTCTGGCGTCCCGAGGCGGTCCAGGTCCACGACCTGGGCAAAGTCTTCGGGATCGCAGTAGTCAGCGACGAGCTGGGCGATGCGCTCAGGGTCATCAGTGACCCCGCCGCCTGCCTGCTGGAGCAACGACACCCAGCAAGGCTCACCACCACGCGGATCTGCTGTGAGAAAGCGGCCAGAAGCGGCCGACTGGATGACGTAGCGAGCCATGGTTAAACCTGGGCAGAGGCAGGCTTGGCCTGCGTTGCTGGCTCGATTCCCAGCAGCGTCAGCTTTACGCCGTCGCTGGAGGCCACAACGTCAAAATCGCACTTGACGGGGACGGGCTTGCCGGAGCCCATGTGCGCGCCAAGGTGCGCCCATTTTTCGATTTCGGTGGAGTCGCCGAACTTGAACGGGCGCGTGACGAGGCCCAAGGTCTTGCCGTTGGATTTCTGGCCCAGGTCCACCGACAGATGGAACTTCGTCGAGTCGTACTTGGTGCCCTCGAATTCGCCTTTGCTGGATTCGATTCCCAGCAGCAGGGCAGTGCTTTGCATCTTCATTGCGCGGCTCCTAATGTGTGAGTCCTATCGATCGGACTCGGGGTTGAAAAACAGTGGGACTCAGGGCCGCGCACGCGGCCTTGATTTCTTGGTCTGAAAATTTGCGGAGGCGACCCGGGCGCAGTCGGCCCGTGATCAATTCGAGAAAGCGGTCTTCGCCCAGGAACTCAAAGGCGACGGCCATAGATGGGCCTGCCGTGTTCTGGAGCCAGCGCACGCAGCGCGTAGCCTCTGCCTTGACGGTTTCCACGGCTTGCTTGGCGCGGACCTTGATGGCTCCTGCACCAGCCGAAGCGCCTTGCTCGGCCAGGATCAGGCGATGCCAGTCGGAGGCGTCTGCGAAGAAGTCATCAGGGCGGCGCAGCACTTCGACAGGTAAATCGCGCAGCTTGTTGCCGTACCGCAGTTCGACGCGCTCCCAGCGCGTGGCATCGTGAACACCGAAGAGCTGGACGCCTTTCTCGTAGACGTTCGTCTGCTTGCCCGCTTCTTTGGAGCCGAAATAGAAGGAACGCCCCCGGCCACCCTCAACCCATGGGCCAACGGTGTTTGCAGCAGGCCGGCGGCCGCGCACGTCCATCGCCCCCGCATGCCAATCTGCATAAGCGCGATCAATGCCGCCGCTCAGGCCGTCGAAACAGTCCAGGGCAAGATCCACGCGCGTAATCTTTGCCTCGCAGTGCTCAATGAGGTTCGCCATGCGCACTCGCCAGTCACCCCGAGCAAACGTGCATGCCGTGCCGTACAAATTGGCGTGAATAGTTTTGGCCTGCGCTTGCTGTCGCGGGCTGTCGCCCGATGCCAGGAAGCCGACCCAAGCACACTCAACATCGTTGCGGGTGATAGACCAACGAAAGCGGTAGAAGTCATGGCCCTTCTGTAGCTCAGGCTCAATCTGGAACTCAGGGCCGAGCACCTTGCAAATCTTTTGGGCAAGCGCGTGCGCCTGAGCACTTGCTGCGAAATCACCATCAGGCAAGTCGCGAAGCAGCTTGAGCATGCGCGTGCGGCGCCACTGCGCAACCTCGAGCTCGTACTCAGAACGAGGATGCTCCAGAGCATCACGCACCGGCGCAGGGAAAAGCACTTCGGCAGTGGGAATGGGGGCGAACTTGAGCTGGACCGTAAAGCGCAGCCAATCGATGTGAACCATGCCCGACGACTTTTGCCGAGCCGCTTCAAGCCGTAGCTTGATCTGGTGTCCGTCAAGAACGAGCGATGGGCGGGTCAT